GCAGGACGCACTGCATATGGCAACGCTGCCCTTCCCGATTGATGAGGTCAAGACAAGACGGGCGCTGGAAGCGGTGGACAAGGTGCTTGATGAGATCAAGCCCGATGGGATGCTGTTTGATGACTGGCCCGGGGGGTGGAAGTGAAGTGCCCGCTGTGTCAAGCACCTACAGATGTTAAGTCAAAACGTAATGTGGATGATAAAGTCATACGGCGTAGGGAGTGCTACAACATGCATGTTTTTTCCACTGAAGAGATTGTCATCACCCCGCCTCGCGTAAAGCGTCAATACAACCTACGATCAACAAAGGCACGACACGCATGAAACCTGTATTCCTTGATTTTGAGACTGAAGCCATTGGCCCACGGCCTGCGTACCCACCCAGACCGGTCGGATTGGCCCTCTATGACCCGGAAGGCGAGTACCCCAATGGTTACCATGCCTTTGGCCATTTGAGTGGCAACAACACCACGGCGCGTATAGTGCAATCAATCCTTGAGCTGATCTACGACAGCGATAGGGAGATTTGCTTTCACAATGCAATGTTTGACCTTGATGTTGCAGAGACGCATCTGGGTTTGCCAATGCCTACGCCTGACCGTGTGCATGATACGCTAATACTGGCTTTTTTGCACAACCCACACGTGCAGTCCTTATCCCTTAAAGACTTGGTGGTTACCTATAGCCTTGCTGAGCCGAATGAACGTGATGAGCTACGAGACTGGATCATTGCAAATGTTGATGAGGCAAAGCGCAAAAAGTCTACCTGGGGCGCGCACATCTCAAAAGGCCCCGTTGAGTTGGTAGGCCGCTATGCCGAGGCTGATGTAAAGCTCACTTCTTTGCTTTACGAGTTTTTGCAGCCTTTGGTGTTACCGGCGCAGTTTGAGCCATATCAGCGTGAGATTGCGCTGATCCCAATGTTACTTGAAAACTCGCGGCTAGGCGTAAGGGTTGATCGCGATGGATTGCAAAAAGCAAAATTGCAAGCGCAAATAGATATTGAAAAGTGTAACGCGTGGATTCGTTCATTGTTAGGGTCTCCTGAGTTGAATGTTGACAGCGATCGGCAGCTGGTCGATAGTATTTATCCCACTGACTATTGGGATAAAAAGAATGGCTGGCCCGCCACGGACAAAGGATCTCCTAAGGCTGATAAGGAAACATTGGAAGAAATCATCACTCACACGGAGTTAAAAGGTGTCCTACGTTACAGAGCCAACCTATCAACATGCTTGTCAACTTTCATTGAGCCCTGGCTGGAAGCTTCTGCATCTACAGGCCGAATCTACACGAACTGGAACAGTGTACGAGGTGAACGTGGTGGGACCCGCACTGGGAGGCTCTCATCCACCCCCAATTTTCAAAATGCGCCTGTTCGCTACCCAAAAATTGTTACCGGTGGCGCAACCGCAAGCATGGGACGAAACGAAATCATCATTCCCGTAGAACTTGACATAGCCCCTTTGCCACTCATTCGCAGCTTTATCCTGCCGGATGAAGGCCATAAGTTGGTGGCGTGCGATTTCAATGCTCAGGAGTTGCGAATCTTTGCGCATTTTGAAGGTGGTAACCTTATGCAGCAGTATCAACAGGATGCACGTGCGGATCTGCATACATACGCTGCCAAGTTAATGTCCGAGGCTGCCGGCCAGGAGGTATCACGCACTTATTCCAAAGGCGTGTCATTTGCCATTTTGTATGGCGCCGGGCCACAAAAGATTAGCGAAATGCTTGAGATCAGTTATGACCTTGCCAAAACGTTGATGGATGCCTACACATCAGCGGTGGCGCCGGGTCTTAAGACTATGCAAGGCGTTATGCGTACGCGATATAAGCTCAACCAGCCTATCAAAACATTAGGCGGCAGATTGGTTATGATGGAGCCGCCAAAAATCATCAATGGTCGTCTTAGGGAATTTGACTACAAAGGCGTTAACCTGTTGATTCAAGGCTCAGCTGCGGATCAGGCAAAGGCCGCTATGCTGCTGTATCAAGCGCGCCGTCTTGGCAGTCGATTGCTTCTCAGTGTGCACGATGAATTGGTTATCTCGGCTCCTATTGAGCACATTGCGCGTGAAGCGGAAACACTAATGTGGAGCATGTGTAATGCCTTGGCCATGGATGTGCCTATGGTCTCGGACTACAAGGTTGGTGAAACGTATCAGGAAACTAAATAAAGGAGCATGTGATGAGCAACGAGGAGTTTATGTCCATTCGCTGGAACGTCATCATCTTTTGCATTGCCGCAATTGTGGTGGCGCTTGATGTATTTGTGTGGAGGCCTTAAATGATTGACTACGCACACCCCATGCTGATGGCAGAAAAGCACTTACGTCAAGCCTATGAGGCATTGATTCAACGGGATTATGCCACAGGTAAGGAAGAATTGCTTAACGCAATTGCGCAAACGCGGCTAGCATATCATGCTGCAGAAGATGCACGCGCTGCAGAACGGGAGTCACAATAATGGGCTTTTCACACTCATCAATTAAAGTGTATGAGCAATGCCCATATAAATATAAGCTCACGCGCATTGAGCATCGTAAAGAGCCTTCGGGTGATGCCGCGGAGCGTGGTAAGCTAATTCACAGCGAGTTTGAGCACGCTATTACTGGGCTAGGCATATTGCCGAACGAGCATAGCTTTTGGCTTGATTACATTCAAGAACTTGCTGCGAAGCATACACAATGTGAAACCGAGTTTGCCATTACTCGCGATTGGCTGCCTTGTGACTTCAAAGACCCTAGCTATTGGGTGCGAGGCGTGTATGACGCGGTATGGCACAAAGATGGGCATGCGCATGTGCTGGATTGGAAGTCAGGCAAAGAGCGGGATTACGGCGACCAACTAAAGCTATACGCCACCATTATTATGGTATGTAATCCAGAAATTGATTACGTCACTACTGAAATTTGTTATACAGACCTCAATAAACGGGTGCCATATGACACGTATAAAAGATCTGAATTAATTGTGTTGAAAGCATGGTTGACAGATAGAATTAAAAAGATTGAAAGTGATGACATCTTTGCGCCAAAGCCTGACTTTGGTTGCCGCTGGTGCCATTTTCGCAAATCAAATGGGGGCCCATGCCAATGGTAGCACGCGTATTGCTTGAACGCGACCTGGAAAGATACTTCTCTGCGCAATGCAAAAAGCATAAGTTGCTTACGTTGAAATTGCATGTACGCTTTGCCCGTGGCTGGCCTGACCGCATTGTTGCTCTTGAAAATGGCGAGGTGCTTTGGATAGAGCTTAAACGGCCAGGAGGTAAGCTCTCGGCTTTGCAAGAAAAAGTGCATGCCGATCTTATGCGGCTAGGTCATAAGGTATATGTGACATATAGTAAGGAGGACATTGATCGTGTTTTGGGAACCGCATGAGTATCAAAAAGAAGCTGTAAAGTTTCTGGTCTCACAAGGATCAGGCGCATTATGGCTTGACCCTGGGCTAGGCAAAACGGCCATTGTATTGGCCGCCTTTCGTGCTTTAAAGATCAAAGGTCTTGTGCAAAAAATGCTGGTGCTTGCGCCACTTAGACCTGCGCATGGCGTGTGGCCTGCCGAGACTAAAAAGTGGGAGCAATTTGAAGGTTACTCCATAGGAGTGCTGCATGGTGGCAATAAAGCAAAAGTCTTAAAGCAAAACCATGATATTTACGTAATCAATTTTGAAGGTTTACAGTGGCTGTCATCACAGCTTAATGGCAAATCTTGGCCTTTTCAAATCCTTACGGTAGATGAGATTAGCTATATGAAGAACACGCAAACGCAGCGGTTCAAATGCATCAAGCCTTTGTTGAATAAGTTTGACCGTCGTTGGGGCCTAACAGGATCCCCTGCGCCTAATAGTTTGCTGGATATCTTTGGCCCACAAATGATCATTGATCAAGGTGCAACGTTTGGGCAATTTGTGTCCCGCTTTAGACAGGAGTATTTTTACCCATCTGGGTATGGTGGTTATGAGTGGAAGCTGCAGCAAGACGGCGAAAAGCGCATTCATGAAAAGCTGGAAGGCAAGGTGCTACGTATGGCAGCGCTGGACCATCTAGATTTGCCCGAGCTAACGTACAACAACGTCTACGTAGAGTTACCCCCGGCCGCACGCAAAATATACAAAGCCTTTGAGGATAACTTAACCATTGAATTGGCAGCGGGGAATGTTACCGCGGTCAATGCCGCCGTTGCCGTTATGAAAGGTCAGCAAATCGCCAATGGCGGGTCTTACCTGGATATGGATGATAACACAACGGAAAAGACCAGCATTCATTTACACGACGCCAAGACCGAGGCTGCGCTCGAGCTAGTTGAAGAGCTATCCGGCCAGCCTTGTGTTATTGGCTATCATTTTGCGCATGACTTGGAAAGACTGCAAGCGGCGTTTCCTAACGCGCCTGTGATTGGCAGTGGCGTAATTGGCGCTAAGCTAGATAGCATTATTAACGCTTGGAATGCAGGCGAAATTCCTGTGTTGCTTGCCCATCCAATGTCAGCAGGCCATGGCCTTAATTTGCAAGGCGCAGGTCACGCTGTGATTTGGTATTCTTTGACTTGGAGTCTTGAAATCTATGAGCAGTTTATTCGTAGGCTATGGCGCCAAGGTCAGCGAAATCATATTGTAGTCCACCATATCCTTGCAAGGGACACCATTGATGAGGCTATTTTACAAGCGGTAAAACGCAAAGACAAGACACAGCAAAAATTGCTTGATGCAGTGCGTGACTACGTCCATCGTGATACAATGGTCTCTGTTGATGTTTGAAAAGAATGCAATGCAACAGCAACAATTTTTCCATAACCCCGTAGGAGTCAGCATGACTGAAGAAAAGAAAGCGCGCCGTCGCGCAAACAAAGCAGCAACCATTACTGTTTTGGCTACTAAAAATCCAAAGCGTAAAGGCACGCGTGCATGGACACGATTTGCCTTGTATGAATCCGGCATGACTGTGGCAAAATATCTTGAGCTTGGCGGCCGTACGGGCGATGTAAACCACGATGCCGAGGCTGGCTACATTTCTTTGGCCATCGTATGAAGATTCTTATTACCGGCGTTACTGAAACGCATAATAACAATCCAAGACGCGCAAGCTCTACAAAGTTTGTATCTATACCCGAGCTTATGCGGGAAGGCTTTACTACCCTTGGGCATGAGGTAACGCATGACTATGTGCGTGAGGACACTGACCTGTCAAAGTTTGACAAGGTGTTCCTCTATATGTACCCATTGGATAGCAACGCCGTGCATCCAGAAGGCCCCAAAAGGGTTTTGCAAGAGCGTATGGATGCTATTATTAGCTTGGATGATTGGGCCTTCCAAAAGATTTTGCCTTCATGGGAGCATGTCATTCCTGCGGCTGATTTGCAACAGCATGTGTGGTTGGCGCCGCTATTTCCATGGGGTGACTCCAAGCTAATGGGCTTGCCGGTTGAAGTTATCAAAACGTGGGACCCATCGCCTTTGTACGAGTCTCCTGGATCTCATCATTTTGCATGGCGCTATAGAAAAGCCGAGTGGTACAACGCATCGCTATCAAAGGAGGCACATGATTGGGCAAGCCAACAAAACCTATCGTGGTCAATTCATAGTGTTGGTGGAAAAGCACTCGGACAGCCACGTATCCTTGAAAGTGACGTTGTCTGGGAATACGGGGGCTATAAAGGCGTTCTTTGTCCGACTTATGCCCATGCGGGTTGCGGATGGTGGCGAGTCCGTTACCTGCACGCTGCACACGCCGGGGCAATCCTTGGTGGAGATCCTAAAGAGCTTGGAATAATTGGCCCTGCATATAGCCATACGCTGCATGAGATTGAGGCCATGAATGACGAGCAGCAGCAACAGCTGGTCGGGCAGCAAATTACTAGCTTAAAAACAGCAACTCGACAAGAAACGCTTGCAAAACTTGAAAGCATTCTCAAATGATCATTATTCTCGAAGGGCCGGATGGTGGCGGTAAAACAACGCTAGCCGAAACGCTACGAGCGCAGTTGCAAAGCAATGGTATGACGCACGTCATTAAGCATGGGCCTTATAAAGGCGTGCAAAGTGAAGATCTTTGCAAAATCTTTTTTCGCTCTATGTCGCAAGCCTTAACCTACGATGACCATGTCATCATGGATAGGTCATGGCTGTCTGAGCCTATTTATGGTAATGTGTATCGCAAAGGTGAAAATCGTGTTGACATGCCAAGGCGGCGCATGCTTGAACGGGTGGCATTGTCGCGTGGCGCCGTCGTTGTGCAATGCCAACCTGATTTTGAGATTTGCGCAAAGACTTTTATGTCGCGCATTGAAGATGAGTACCTTGACACCATTGGGCAGTTAAAACAAGTTTACGATGAGTATGAGCAGTTGCCGCAACATACATGCCTTCCAGTAATCCAATATGATTACACTTCTGGGACACTCAGCGAACTTCTTCAACAGCTGAATGATAAGTCATATACCAACAAACATTCTGGAGGCGGCTGCTTTCGTGAAGGCAACATCTTGATGCTTTGTGATAAAGGTCCACGTGCAAATGTGCGGCCTTCTGCCGCTGTTGTGCCTTTCATCAACTTTCAAGACAACGACGGACCTAGCCGTATGCTGGCTGATACGCTTGAGCGTGAAGGTATTGCTGAAACGCAGCTGTACTGGGCAAACACACAAACGTATCAAGGTACGCCTACATCACCAAGGTTCATTGCAGCACTAAAGCCTAGCAAAATCTTTGCGCTAGGCAATAACGCGTACACATGGGCGCTGAATAATGAAGTACGCGCGTATAAACTGCCACCGCCGCTGTACCATATGCAAAACTTTCCCAACCAACCCTACCACATCACTGAGGCTGACTATGGAAATGCGAATTAGAACAGAGGAAGAGCTAATCAATCTGTACCGCGTGCTATCTACAACGGGTAAATGGTCTAGTCCACGCGGTGCAGAATGCCTTGAGATTGAAAACTTTTCTTATACCTGCGACCCCGGCGTAAGATTCAACTCCTTTGAAGGTCGCAACTTCAATCTTAAGTATTTGAAGCGCGAAATGGCTTGGTACATCAATGCAGACCCACATGATCTATCCATTGCAGAGCACGCTGCGCAGTGGGGCAAGATCGTACTCAATGGCAAGCTTAATAGCAACTATGGCAGCTATTGGTTTGGCCCACACGGTGTTGCCTTCATCCACCACATTTTAAAGAAAGACCCCATGTCCCGTCGTGCTGTCATTCCTATGTACGGTTCCGACGTAGATCATATGGACCCCGAGGCCAAGGACGTACCCTGCACCTTGGCCATTGAATTTAGACTTAGGGATGGTAAGCTCAACATGCGTGCCATCATGCGTAGTCAAGACATCCTATGGGGCATGGCCAATGACTTGCCTACGTTTTCGTTTTTGCATGAGATTGTTGCAGCTCTCCTGGTTGTGCAAATGGGCACGCTGACTATCTCCGTAGGCTCTTTTCATGTCTACGAGTCCCGCATGGAGATGTTCAACAAGATCCTATCAACCAATTCCTATTTGCCAGTGGCAGACAGGCCGCCATACATCACAACGCATGAGGCACAATGCTTGAGTACGAAGTGCATTGACGACAAGTTTGCCTTCTCACGTTGGCTTTTGGATGTATAATTCACGTGTGGCTAGGCCACATCTCTTTGACTTTTGAAAGGTACCACACCATGACTACACGGATCCACTGGACATCTAGCGAACGCAACGCTGTTCTGCAAAAAGCGCTTGCGCTGTACCACACAGGCGGCATGCAATCGCAATTGGTTGCGTTGCGCGTTGCTCAAACTCAAGAGCTTCCTAAGGAGCGGCATCGCGCGTTTGCAACGCACTCGGCAGCTACGGCTGAGCTCAAGCATATGCAAGATGCGTATCCTGCGTATATAAAAAGCCTGGCGCAGCAGCCTTTGGCGCAGAAAGAGGTAGTAACC